GAAGTAAAAGGATTTTCTATAGAGGGATATTTTGCTGACGGACTTGAAAGACCAAAAGAAAGCGTAGAAGAAAATGCTTGCTCTGAATGTTTAAGTGAACTTAATGCAGAGTTTGATCTTGCAGAAATTTTAGCAAGCTTAACTGAAGAAGTAGAGCTTGAATCTTATGGAGGTTATCCACAGTCTGCAAAGAACAATGCTAAAAGAGGTATTGCTTTAAACGAAAAAGTAAACAATAAATGTGCAACTCAAGTTGGTAAGGTTAGAGCAAGACAGCTTGAGAAAGGAGAGAAATTTACTCTACCTACATTAAAAAGAATATATTCTTATTTATCAAGAGCAGCTGCTTATTATGATCCAGGTAACAATGAAGCTTGTGGTACTATTTCATATTTATTATGGGGTGGTAAATCAATGCTTAACTGGACAACATCTAAACTAAAAGGACTTGATGCTATAGAAGCATCTTCAACAATTATAGATGGAAGAGCTGCCTATTCAACACAAGAAGAAGCAGAAAAAGCTGCTGAAGATATAGGTTGTTCAGGGTATCATACACACGAGTACGAAGGAGATGTATGGTATATGCCTTGTGAGGAACACAATCTAAAGCTTCCTTGCACAGAAGGATATGAGCAAATAGGAATGAAAGATAAAGATGGTAGAAAGGTTCCTAATTGTGTTCCAATAAAAAGATGAAAAGAAGAAAAAATGCAACATTAAGTTATTCTTCTCCAAGAAGTTCATCAAGAGCTTGTTTGTGTCCTGATGGTAGAACATATTCAATAAAATGCTGTGATGGAACATTAGAAGCACAAGGAATAGGAAGCATACATAGGACAACTAATTATTTATTACAAGAAAATATAGATTTCATATTACAAGAAGACAACAGTAAAATAAAATTATAATGGCAGATAAAAAAATATCCGAATTAAGTTTAGTAGCAGCATCAGATTTAGATGGTTCTGAAGTAATAGCTATTGTTCATTCATCAGAAACTAAAAAAACTACAATATCTAATTTAGAGAATCTAATAGTTACACATTTAGTGTCAACTGATATTACGGTTATATCTGGAGGTGGTGATATAGACTTAAATGATTCTACTTATGATAATGCAGAGATGATTAAGTTAAGCTGGTCAGGTGGAAGTGATACAGTAGAGATAACTTTACCAGATGCAACAGCAACTAAAAACTTAAATAGACAAATAAGACTAATAACAGACAGTTCATATACAACAAATACACACGCTGATTTAACACCAAGAAGTGGACAAACATTAGATGGTGAATCTACACATTATAGAATTAATAAAGCGTATGAAGGTATAACGGTATGGTGTGATGGTACTGAATGGTTTATAATCCAAGCTAAAGCATCTTAAAAATACAACAAAGTATTTAAAATCAGTAATAACTATAAATAAGAATCTTATGAAAGCAAGTGAAATTGTAACTAAAATCAAAGATGTTCTTTTATCAACTAATACAGAGGAAGAAGTAACTACTCCTGAAGTTGAATTAAAAGAAGAAGCTCCTAAAGCTAAAAAGAAAGAAGCTAAGAAGGAGATTAAAGAGGAAGCTCCTAAAGCAGAAGTTAGACAAGTATCCTACTCTGCAGAAGAATCAGCTGACGAACTACAAGAGGAAAACTACGAGGAGAATCCAGTAGAAGAAGCTCCTGCTGTAGAGTATGCTACTAAAGACGAAGTGTCAGAACTTAAGTCTATGGTAGAGAAATTAAGAGGTATGATTGAAGCTAAAGAAGAAGCTAAAGAAGAAGTTCCACAAGAACTATCTGCTGACGAGCCTGCTGAAGCAATTAATCATTCACCAGAAAACGAAGTAAGTGGAAAGATTGGTGTTAGGTTTGCTCCAAACGCAAATAGAAACACTACTTACAATAGAGTATTAAACGCAATAAGTAAATAATAATTAAATTAATTTAAAATGGCAACAACAACTAATATAAGTTCAAGTTACGCTGGTGAATTCGCTGGAAAATATATTTCTGCAGCTTTATTATCAGGTAAAACTTTAGCAGAAGGTAATATTACAGTAGTACCTAATGTTAAATATAAACAAGTAATGAAGAAAGTGGCAACAGATGGCATCGTAAAAAATGCAGTTTGTGATTTTGACCCAACATCAACACTTACTCTTACTGAAAGAATCTTACAACCAGAGGAGTTTCAAGTGAATCTTCAGTTATGTAAGGAAAATTTTAGAGACGACTGGGAAGCAGTACAAATGGGATATTCTGCATTTGACAACTTACCATCTAACTTCTCTGACTTTTTAATTGCTCACGTAGCAGATAAAGTAGCTCAAAGAATGGAAACTAACATCTGGACAGGTACTAACGCAACTGCTGGTCAGTTCGATGGTTTCATTACTACATTAGGTGCTGATGGTGACGTTAATGACGTAACAGGTACAGCTTCAACTGCAGCTAACATTATTACAGAGCTTGGTAAAATTGCTGACGCAATTCCATCTACAGTATATGGTTCAGAAGATATGACTATCTACTTACCTTCTAATATGTATAGAAACTACATTAGAGCATTAGGTGGATTTGGAGCTTCAGGATTAGGAGCAGCAGGTACAAACAATCAAGGTACACAGTGGTATAACAATGGTGCTGGTCTTCAGTTTGATGGTATTCAAATTGCATTAGCTCCAGGATTATCTGATAACGATGCTGTAGCAGCACAAAAATCAAACTTATTCTTTGGAACAGGTCTATTATCTGACCAAAACGAAGTTAAAGTAATTGATATGGCTGATCTTGATGGTTCTCAAAATGTGAGAGTTGTTATGAGATTTACTGCTGGTATTCAGCACGGAATTGGAGATGAAGTAGTATTATACGCTACATCATAATAAATAACTGTTTAACTTAAGAAAGGGTAGGTAAGCCTTGAGCCTACCACCCTTTTTTTATATAAAAAATAAAAATTATGGCTTGTGATTTATCATTAGGAAGAAAAGAACCTTGTAAAGATGTCGTTGGTGGAATAAAAAATGTTTATTTCGTTGACTACGGAGATTTAGGTTCTGTTACATTAACAAATGACGAAATTACCAATTTAACTAATTCAAGTACTGTAGTTTGCTACAAATACGAGTTAAAAGGTAATTCTTCATTAGAACAAACAGTAAACGCTTCAAGAGAAAACGGAACTACTTTTTATGAGCAAACATTAAATTTAACTCTTAAGAAATTATCTAAAGAAGATAACAAAGAATTAAAGTTATTAGCTTATGGAAGACCTCACGTTGTTGTTGAAGATTATAACGGTAATTGTATGATGGTTGGTCTTGAACACGGTGCAGATGTGTCAGGTGGTACAATTGTAACTGGTGCTGCAATGGGAGACTTAAGTGGATATACATTAACATTAACTGGTATGGAAACAACTCCAGCTAACTTTATGACTGTAGATTCTACTGATGCGTTATTCCCATTCAGTGAATTTGCTGGATTAACAGGAACTCCTGCAGCTACTATTACAGTAGGTAGCTAACTCTTAAACATAGAGGATTTTCTTAAACACAGAAAGGGGACTTTAATAGTCCTCTTTTTTTTTGAACAACATTAAGCTTTATAAGTTATATAGGTATGATAAGATTATCACCAACAACTTCATCTCAAACAATTAGCATAATTCCAAGAGCTTACACTGTTGCGAGTGACTTATCTATGGTTATTATAGAAGACGGTACAAGAAAAACTCAAACTATAACAGATATTACTTCAAGTCTTTCATCAGATGGTAATTACTTGCAGATGTCTGTGGCTTTTAGTATTTTAACAGCTGAAAACAGCTATTCTTTTGAGTTAAAACAAGGAAGTACATTACTCTATAGAGGTAAAGGTTATTGTACTTCTCAAACAGATAATACAACAGATCATACATTAAATAGTAATAAGTATGACCAATATACAGGGACAGATACAGATAGCCAAAAATATATCGTAATATGAGCAAAGTAAAAGTAATAAACCTATCAGGGTACGAGGTGCCAAGCATAAAAGAATCAACCAGATATGATTGGGTTGAATATGGTGACAATAATAACTATTTTGGAGACATTATAGATAGATACACTGGGAGTCCAACAAACTCAAGATGTATTAATGGTATCACAGATTTAATTTATGGTAGAGGATTAGACGCAACAGATTCAGAAGATAATTCTGTTCAGTTTGGTCAAATGCAACAAATACTAAAAGATGTAGATGTAAGAAGAATTACAGGAGACTTAAAACTTTTAGGTCAAGCATCTATACAAGTTGTATATAATAAAAGGAAAACAAAGATAATGCAGTTAAAGCATTTTCCTACTGAAACATTAAGAGCAGAGAAAGCAAAAGACGGTAAAATAAAAGCATATTACTATCATCCTAAATGGAGTGAAATAAAGCCTTCTGATAAGCCTAAAAGAATACCAGCATTTAAGTTTGGTAAAAAAAGTGAAAACGTAGAGATATACTGTATAAAGCCTTATAGAGCAGGTTTCTATTATTATTCTCCAGTTGATTATCAAGGATGTTTACAGTATTGTAATTTAGAGGAAGAAGTATCTAATTATCATATTAATAATATACAGAATGGACTGCAGCCTTCTTTACTGTTAAACTTTAACAATGGTATTCCAGGTGATGAAGCACAAGAGATTATAGAAAGAAAGATATATGAAAAGTTTAGCGGAAGTAGTAATGCAGGTAGATTTATATTAGCCTTTAATGATAATGCAGAAAACCAATCAACTGTTGAACCTATTCATCTACCAGATGCTCACGCACAATATGACTTTTTAGCTAAAGAATCAAGAGAGAAGATAATGATTGGTCACGGTGTTGTATCTCCAATATTACTTGGTATTAAAGATAATACTGGTTTTGGTAATAATGCAGAAGAATTAAGAACTGCAAGTGTTTTAATGGATAACATTGTTATTAGACCATTTCAGACCCAACTAATCAACTCATTTAATGAGCTGTTATCGTTTAATGGTATAAACCTTAATCTTTACTTTGTTACTCTACAACCAATTGAGTTTACAGAACTTGATAATATTGAAACAAAGATTAAAAGAGAAGAAGAGACTGGTGAAAAACTATCAAGTCAAGAAAAAGAAGACTTTACAGATGAAGAAGGTGATGACATCTTATCACAATTAGAGTCTTTAGGGGAAAAGATTGATGACAGTGACTGGGAACTTGTTCATACAGAAAAAGTAGAAGACACAGAAGCAGAATTTGACTTTACTAAACTTGCAGAAGTATCAAAAGATGATGCTAAACCTAATAAGAAGTCTTCACAAGACAATTCAACATATAAGGTTCGCTACTCTTATGGTCCTGTAAGAAATTCTGCTAACAGCAGACGTTTTTGTCAAAGAATGGAACTGTTAACAGGTCAAAATTTAGTATTTAGAAAAGAAGATATAAATATGATGTCTTTTAGAGGTATAAATAAAGAATTAGGTCATAAAGGACAGAATTATTCATTATTTAAGTTTAAAGGAGGTGTAAATTGTCATCACTATTGGGAAATGAAGGTGTATAAGAGAAGAGTTAATGATAATAACCTTGTTAGTGAGTCAGAAGCAATAAAAGATGGCTTAAAAGAGCCTAAAAACCCTTCAGAGGTATCAGTTGCACCTAAAAATATGCCTAATAACGGACATCATCCAAATTATAAGAAATGAAAGCATTATTTATAACATTAGAAGAATTAAAAAGAAAGTCTATAATAGATGGAAATGTAGATACTGATAAACTAATACAGTTTGTTGAAGTAGCACAAGATACTTATATACAAACGCAATTAGGTACAGCTTTATATAATAAATTACAATCAGATGTAGTTAACAGTTCTTTATCTGGAGATTATTCAACTCTTGTAAATACATATTTAAAGCCAATGCTTATTTGGTTTAGCCAATCAGAATATATGAAATATGCAGCTTTTCAAATTAGCAATGGAGGTGTATTTAAACATAGATCAGAAAACAGTGATTCAGCATCATTAGAAGAAATAAACAATCTGGTACATCAAGCTAAATCTACTGCAGACTTCTATACACAAAGGTTTATTGACTATATGGATTCAAATAGTGAATTGTATCCAGAATATATAGGCTCACAAGATGGAGGTATGTATCCAGAAAGAGATCAAAATATGACAGGATGGGTATTATAAAGAAGAAAAAAACATATAAACCAAAGAAAGAAAACGAAATAAAATTAAAGAGTTATATAGAAAAGATAAAAGATGTCGTTTGGAAGCGTATATAGTGTAAGTTGGTTTGGGAGCGTTAATGAAGCGAATGGATGGGGTATAGTATATCCTTTTGATGCAGATGGCTCTTATTTAACAGTAGATACGACATTATTTAGTGCAGATAGCACAACTTTAACAGCAGACGCAACAGTATATTAAAATAAAATAAAATGGCAAAACAAACAATAAATATAGGTACTTCAGCGAATGATGGGACAGGTGACCCATTAAGAAGTGCTATGGATAAGACAAATGATAACTTTACAGAGTTATATAATGGTGCTGGTGGTGTTGCTGATGGAGCAGTTACTACAGCAAAATTAGCAGCAGATGCTGTAGATTCAGATAAAATAGCTGATGGAGCAGTTGATACAGTTCATATTGCTGATTTAAACATTACTACAGCTAAAATAGCAGCAGACGCAGTAAGTTATGCTAAATTAGGTGCAGAGTTTACTACTGCAGCAGCATTAAGTGGTACATCTGTAGATTGGGCAACTGCTACAACATTTACTAAAACATTAGGGAGTAATACAACATTAACATTTGCAAATGTATCAACAGGTATGCAAATCAATTTAGTTATAAGTGGTAACTACACTTTAACTTTACCTACAAGTGTAAAAGAACTTACAAATGCTTCAACGTATGATGGAAGTGGAGAAAATTTAATTAGTATAGTTTCTACAAATGGAAACACAGAACAATTCGCAACAATAAATAAAGTAGCATAATATGAAAGCAGTAAATAACGCAGGTGTAATAACTTTTTATCAATCATTACCTAATTCATTTAGGTCATCAACAGGACTGCATTTAAACGTAAAAGGGTGGAGTGATAACGAAATGAAAGACAATGGTCTTTTTGATGTAATCATAGATGATGGTTATGATTCAAGAATACACGATTTAGGTGAAATATATTGGGACACAGGAGCAACTGTATTTAGAAAAGACAAATCTAATAAGTCATTTGATAAAACAGTAAGCGAATTAAAAGAACAGGCTATTAGCAACTTTAAAAGTAGAATTGGTGGTGAACTTGCAAAAACAGATTGGTATATAATTAGAGAAATGGATAATGGAGCTGATGTACCAGAAGATATAGTTGATGCAAGAGTAGCTTTAAGAGAATTATCAGATACAGTTGAATCGGAAATAAATGCACTAACTACTAAAGCAAAAGTTATTACATACGATTTCCCAAACATTTAATAAATGGGTTTAAATAAAAGATTAATTGGTGCAGGTGCTACTGCAAGTGGTGCATTAACTCCAAGTGAAAACTTTAAGGTGGTTACTTTTACTGGAGATGGTACCTCATCAAAATTTATTGAAGTTGGTTTTACTCCTGATTTTGTTTGGATAAAAGGCAGAAATGCAAGTAGTGAACATAAAACAATAGATTCATCAAGAACTGCAGGTTGTTTACTATATACAAACCTGACTAATGCTGAAGATTGTAATTCCTCACACGCAGTAATTGAAACAAATGGTTTTAATGTTAAGGGCAATCCTAATGTTAATGGTAGAGAATATGTAGCTTGGTGTTGGAAAGCAAACGGAGGAACTACGAGCAGCAATACTGATGGGGATATTACAAGTACAGTACAAGCAAATACAGATTCAGGATTTTCAATCGTTACTTGGACTGGTGATGGAAATGTTTCGACTGTAGGTCACGGATTATCAAAAGTACCTGAAATGGTTATTACAAAAGGTAGAGCAAACCTTGCTACATATAATCAATGGGCAACCTACCATCATAGTTTAGCTGAAAACCATCTTGTGTATTTAAATTTAACTAATGCTTCTGAAAATGCAGGGGCAGATAAATATTTTGATGATAGTGCTTTTTCAAATACAGTGTTTGGGGTAGGTGATGATATATATGGTCCAAATGTAAATGGAACTACAATGGTAGCTTATTGTTTTCATTCAGTAGATGGCTTTTCAAAGTTTGGCACATACACAGGTACAGGTGCGGCAGGTAACTTAATAGAAACAGGATTTGAACCTGCATTTATAATGATAAAAAGAACAGATGATGCAGCAAGTTGGTTAATGTTTGATAACAAAAGAAATTTAACAAATCCAAGAAACAATAG